AATAATCTCTATAAAAGCCTCCTCCTGAATTACTCATAACAGTCTGTAAAGAATCATAATCCTCAATAGGCAAATTACAACTAAAAGTAATACGTTGCTCTCTAGAATCCCCTTCAAATAATAACGCGTTTTCTCTGCCGTCGAATTGGATTAATTCTCTATCATACTCTAAAGCCTCCTCAATTGCCAAATCCCCATAAACAACTATACCATCATTATAACCCTCTCCTGAATTTAAGGCTACTTTTCCATTATAATTACTAGTTACCTCAGCTACATCACTTTGAATAGATGTTCCCGTTTCGGAAAATGCTATCACATAATAATAAGTAGTACCCACAAGTAAAGGCAAGTAATCAGTAATACCACTCTCAGGCTCAATATTATCTAAAGCTAACTCATAAGACACCCCATCAATAGAACGATACAACTTATTATAAGTAGTCTCCACAGCTTCTGGCTCTATCTCCACAGTAACAAAAGCCTCATTGCCTGAAACACTACCATCATAAAAATTATCATACACATCACTACCAGAGGGTATTATAACTAAGCCTTCAAAATCTGTAATGGTACCATCTGCTATATCTTGAATTAAAGAAGTAATATCCCATTCCTCAGTCTCCCCAGAAACATGCTCATGATCACCGTATTCAGTAGTATCTAAACTAGGTAAAGTAGCATAAGTAACAGTATCTTCACTCCAAGAAGTAGTTATATATTTAACCAAGCTATTAATAATACCTGATAAAGTATCTTTTCTATTTAATGTCAAAGTCGCAGAATTTACAGTCTTGCCTATAATATCAGTCAAATCAAAACCTAACAAAATATATTTAGAAGTTCCATTATCATATAAATCTAACTCGCCTACATCATCATAATTAATTCCCGTATTTGCTCCATCAACATAAGTATCTTGAGTAGCTACAAAATTTAAATCCGTAGTAGGTAAAGGATTTTCAATTACAATCCCAGTAGAAGCGTCATCCTCCGAAGCTGACAAAGACAAACCAGGTTTAACAGGCGGTAAAAACTCAACAGTAAAATCAGCGGACACCTCTACAGACCACAAACCACTAGAATCAGCTACTAACCCTCTAACCTGATAACTTTCCCCATTCTCTAAAACCTTCTCAAAAGTAACACTCCCATCGGTACCATAACCCGATATATTTTCCAATAAAGTCAAGCCATCCGCAGTATATAAACCCACTGAATATTGAGATTGAGTATCACTATCTATATCACTAAAATCCCATGTGACAGTTAATTCAGATTCACTGATAGTACTTTCATTTTCTGGATAAGTTATAGCCATTTCAGGTTTTGTATTAGCTATAAAACTTGCCTCATCAGACCAACCAGAAGGATCAGGATCAGCCCCCCAGGTCTGTACTTGCCAATAATAAGTATCTCCTGAGTCAAAAGTAGATGCCGCAAACACATGATAAGAATCAGTGCTTACCTCTTCCTCAATTTGAGTGGCTCCATAAGAACTGCTAGTCTTTGAATACCTTAAACTAAATTTAGTTTGCTCACTAGTATCTAAAGGATTATGTTGCCAACTAAAAGTCTGAGAATTATCCACATCTATAACCTTCAAAGAGGACGGACTTAAATTAGTAGGAGGATTAGGTTCAACTATAGTAATTACCTCATTAGATTCAACATAAGCACTATTTAAACCCGCTGAATTATTCGCCCAAACTCTATATTTAACAATAGCAGGAGGACTAACATCCGTTTTTTGTACAGCACTACCCGACATTGCATAATCCAATTCAACCCAAGAAGAATAAGCTGGCCCCTCTGAATATTCTATTTTCATGGTATCAGCTACATCACTCGCAGGATTATTCCAAGTAATGACTACACCAGAACCCGAACGAGTAGCTACTACATTTGTAGGAGCAGCAGGAGTAGTTTCAATATATCCAGTATAAGCATAACTAGAATATCCAGCCGCATTCCAGGCCCTTATTCTATAACGATACCTATAATTAACTTTAACTCCTGTATCATTATAACTGGAGGCACTACCTGATAAATTACTCTTAATTTGACTCCAAGTATTAGATACATTATTCCATCTTTCAATTTTTATATATGTGTAGGGTCTGTCTCCCGAAGCATGACGACTCCAAGATATACTCATTTTAGAATCAGATACCCTTGACACACTGGCACTAGTCACAGGAGATGGCGTTAAAATATATGTAGCTCTAACAATAGGTTCTCTCCCTGAGTGTGTAGAGTAACCACTCATTGATAAGACACTAGGAAAACTTCTTGTATTAGTTTTTCTATATCCATTACCTGAGCCATTATGCAAACCAAACACATGGGCTCCACTTGGATTCCTATACAAACCTACCCACATATGCTTAGCAGAGGAAATGGCATAAGAACTAATATTTTTAGACCTCCAAGACTGACCCCCTACAGACAAACTAGAAACACTTAAGGTAAAGGAACTCGATTGCCTAACAGCCGAACCACCAGGAGACCACAAAACCAATCTAGCCGCTACACTAGAGCCTTTAGCTCCTGCATAAACAGATAAACCTGTAATAGCACTACCACTAGGTAAATCAACTCTAGCGGCATGTTGATTATATAAATTTAAAGCAGACCATGTATAACTATTTGCTCCCGTTGCACTGTACGCATAAGCCAATTAAATAACCCCCTTTACTCTAAAATATTTACCACAGGGTCACTACTACTAAAAGCATAAAAACCAACATAAGTAACCTCATGATATATTCTTTCATTAAAATTAATCGCATTATTTTCAATATTCAAAGCATTTTTTAAAGATATAGTTATGGAGTCACCCCCATACTTACTACCTATAAAAGTTATGTCCTCCAATAAATCACTAGAACTATAAGAACTTCTTACAGAATATTTAGTAAAACTTCCATAACCATCACTACCAGTATCTATATCAAAAGGTACCCCAGCAATTAAATTTTTTAGAGACCAACTATAATATTTTAAAGTTAACATTGAATTAATTTTTAAAATATCTTTGTCTCCAACAAAATTAAACCCATCAGTAACCCTCTTAATTTCTTTAAACTGTCTTACATCTTGAAATTTACCATCTTCAACAATTCCTAAATAAGAACCCTCTAAATTAAAAAAATTCTTATATCCGACACCGCCTCCTAAAGGTATAACTAAAGCCATAAAAACCCCTCCTAATCATACACATAAATATCTAATGGAGATTCGCCATCCTCTGAATAAGCTGTAAATACAGTCTTTTTAACAACCTTTTCATATTGATTAAAAGCATGTTCTATAGCTCCATCATTTAAACATTTATTAAAAACTAATTTAACTCTTTTTTCATTTTTAGTGCTACTAATCAATGTTATATTATCCAAATAATCTGAAGCACTCAAAGAAGTAATAGGCACTAAAGTATTAATTCCTTCATCCACAGACAAGATAGCATAACCATTATTAATAGGCATAATAGAAGCTTTATCACTCTCATACTTCAAATACATCTTATCAATAGTTAATTTACAAATAGTAGAATTACAAATAATTTTAGGCTCTCCATCAGGTCCTAAGGAATAATCCCCACCTGAATGATCAATTGAAATATTAGAAACATCCCTAATAATATCAAAACCACTTGCAGTCTCTCCTAACTCAATAACCCCTAAATATAATTCCTCAGCTAAACCATAATTAAAATATAATTCAAAATTCCCAGTAATGGCATCATCATCTATAGTAACATTTAATATTTCTTCCGTATCTTCACCAACAACTATATCCGATAATAAATCTTCTAAACTAGGAGTCTTAGCCGATAATTCTAATATATTATCCTCAGGATAAGACACATTATAATCCATCTTCAAAATCCTAGTTTTTATATCTATTCCTAAGTCTTTATCAAAAACTTTAACATAATCCCCTAGCTTAAAAACTTCATGAGACCAATCACCCAAAAACGATAAATCTGAAGCTTTAATAGTATATAAATAAGACTCTTTAGAAACCTCAGCCAACAACTCTATAGCTTTATCTTTTAAATCCTCTGCATTAGTAAACCTTTCATCTGTTATAATACCTACTTTTACTTTACTATAATAAGTATAATCCT